CTTAATCTTGGTAGAGTCAATTTCTTCTTTAAGTACTTTAGCGTACTCTTTCTCTAAATCTTCTTGAATTACAGAAACTTTAGAGTTAATTGCTGCTTCGAAAATTGTCTTTGCTTTCTCTTGGAACTCTTCCGACAATTCTTCGCCAGCAATCAATGCGTTGATGTCATCTTCAACATCAACTTCAGTTGTTTCTTCTGCTTCAGCAACTACTTCTTCTTCAGAAGCGTCATCTTCAGCAACTACTTCATCAGTAGTTGCTTCTTCTTCCTCGATAACTTCCTCTGCTTCGGATTCTGCCTCTTCCGCTTTCATGGCTTTGGCATTAACAACATCTTTCACTTGTGCAAGAGTTGCTGCTGGATCTTTCAGTTTAGCTGAGTCGTCATCAGGTTTATAGTTTTCTGGTGTAGGTCCACCTAGATCTTCTACTGGAATGCCTGATGCTGGCATTGGATCTGCAGGTTTTGCACCTTTGGTGACTACGTTTTCTTCGATGTTTTCCATTTAGTGTAAAAAGTTACCGTGGATTTATTGAAATTCGTAAGAATCTATACTTATTTATAGATTTCTTAAACTTAGAGATTATTTAGAAAATCTTGAAACAGACTAAGTTTCTTTTCTTCTAATCTTTGTTGTGTGACAAGTGTGTTAATTGTCTTTTGAGTTTTCTCTGCAAGTTCCTCACGAAGAGTTCCTCCTTCCCAAACCCATTCTTTTCCTTCCATAATTCCATTCACAAAAGCGTCAGGTGCGGAAGGGTCTGCTACTATATCAGCAGCAGTTGCTAATTGGAAATCTTCTCCAACCATTTTACAACCATTACTACTTTCTCGAAGTGATCCAATACCACGAGAAGAGACTCCAAGTTTGACTCCTTCATCTAGCAATGATGATGCAATCTTACCCATTGGAGTAGATAGCAAAGTCGCTTTTCCTTTAAAATTATTTCCCTCTCTTACGAGCGAGGTTATTTTGTGGGATACACGATCTAAGTTGACTGTAGGACCTTCTGGATGACCAAGTTCACCAAGTGCTCTCCCTTGACTCACAAAAGTTTTATTGTATCTGTTAACTTCTTTTTCTAGAATATCAACGGGATACATTCTCCCATTACGATTTTTAATACCACCTTGTAGGAATACACCCTCAATACAAAGACGTTTTTTGCCTTTATATTTTTCGGTAATAAATTTTACTTGTGAGACTTCTTCTGTGATAAGTTTCATTATTCGTCCTCTTCATTTGGTTGTTCATCTGATACTTCTTCTTCCTCTGGTGCTTCTGCATCAAAAACTGATGAGGCAACTTCAGGTCTCAAAGCATCAATACGAGTAGCTGCTTTTGCCATTAATGCATCTTTTATTTTATCAGATACATCACTAGCACTAGCGTCTGTCGCAATCAAATCCACTAATTCTTCCATAAGATTATATTATAGCAATATGTTTATTTATATCTCGGCTATTTTAGTATCTTTTTGATACTGAGCGTCAACGATAGGACCAGCTGCTTCGTCTTCATCTTCATCAACTGGTTGATCTCCCAAAACTTCACCCTCTTGTGTGGTATTTGATGGTAATGGTTCTCCAGTTATTGGGTCAACTTCTGCAGGATTTGGTATGATACCTTTTTGTATTTCATCTTCAATCTGCATATCAATCTCTTCTATTTCTTGGTCTGTTTGACGTAATACTCTCTTTCTTACAAACTCTGTAGAATAATACTTACCAATATATGGTTCGATTTGTGCAAGATTTCCTAAACGACCTTGTATCATTTCGGTTTCTTTGAGTTCAGCAAACTGATTATCATATAAGAAATCATATTGAATATGATCTTCCATTTTCTCCCAGTCTTCTGGAGTTACGATATTCTTTAATATTAATTGTGTTTTGAGCATATCATTAAACATATGTGCAAAACGTTTTCTCAAACGACCTACAAACTTTGCAAATTTTAATTCATCTCTTAAGATTTCTGATGAACGACCTAGATTAAATCCACCTTCTGCAGCGATTCTTGATTCTGGAATACCTAATGCACGATATAATTTTTTCTGAAAGTACTCAATGTCGGTTAACTCACCAAGATTTTGTCCACCAGGCAGTGTTGTAATTTCGGTTCCCCGACCTCCTTCTCTTCTAGGCAACCAAAAATCTTCCATCATACTCATATATTTACGGTCATCACGAACTTCTCCAGTTTGTGCATCATAAACGAGTTTATTACGATAGCGACTCATTACTTCTTTTAGATATTGCTCTGCCTTGACTTTTGGTAAATTACCAACATCAATATAGAATATTCTTCTTTCTGGTGCTCTTGATAATCTGTATATAACTAAACTATCTTCAATCATTCTTAATTGATTCAAAGCTTTGATTGCTTTATGAAGATACGAGAGAACTCGGTTCTTATTACGATCTACTAATCCAGATGTGCAATAAGTAATCGAGTCTTTTGCGATTTTAGTTGAACCTTTACCTGCCTGTGCAATCATCCCTGTTGGATAATTAGGTTTCATTGTATAGATGTAATATTCATCAAAAGTAGGATTTGGTACATCCTCAGATTTACTATTAATTCTTACATATGGATCATTTCCACCTTTAGGTTTTTTTTCTTGACGTATGAATTTTAATTTCATTGGGTCAATATATCTCAAATCCTGTATTCCTTCTTGTGGATTTTTTGAATCTATGACTTTAAGATAATATAAACGACCATCTATATACCAATTTCTAAAAATTTCGTGGGATTTTTTATCAAAATCCATTATTTCTTTGAGATATCTAAACTCTTCTCTTAGTTTTTTCTTTATACTTCACTTGCATTTAAATTTGATAACTCAACTTCAACAGGTGAGTCATATAAATCACTGACTATCGCTTCATTAACAACATCTTCGATAGCACCATCCGCTTCTGGATGTAATGCCATCTCCCTATATCTTTTTATTAATTCGTGTTCAGAACGATATGCACCTTCAATATCTACGTATTGACCATAAAAACCACTAGCAATATAATTATCAACCCCGTCCTCATTATTTTTGGGGACAGGGCTAACAATACTAGCGGAATTATCTTGTGTTTCCTCAATTGAAAAACCAAAAAGTTTTGCCATTATATTATGAACTTTGTATTATGTTTATTTAGCTGATGTTCTCACCGCCTGATACGGGACTATCTCCCTTTAGAATCTCAATATACTGAACCTGTAGTTCGACTGTAAATTCTTGAATACCTTGAGCGTCATATGATAATTCGATAGGACCGACCTGTGTTGGGAATGTATCATAGAAACGATATTTCCTGATACTTTGTCCATCACGGTCAAGTTGGAATACAAATGCATCTGCTTGATAATCAGCAGGATTAACAAGTCCAGTGTTATCACTTAACTTATTAATTGTATTCATCCAGTTCTCAAATGCAGACCTAATTGCAAAGTCTGTATCGTTGATAACTGTAACTGTCCATGAATCGAAGGTTCTGTCACCTGCGATTTTTAGTACCCTTCCTCTGAACGGTACTTCGATTTGTGCAATGTTTGATGCTGGAAGTCGTGCCCCTTTAACTAAAAATCTTGATTTATCAAGAACATCCTGTGCTGGTTGAGCAGCATCTGGGAATGTGAGGACAACTTCAAACAGATTAGCACGGGCACCGCCACCTGTCAACTTACTCTTAAAGTCGGTAATCGTCCTTAGTGGTGGTGGATTGACCTGATTTCTACTAGCCATAGTTGATTAAACCTCTGTTAATTAAACGGAACCGATAACTTCTTCAAATGCAACACCAGTTCTGGTTGCAACGAAGGTAAGACCGATGAAGTTAATCGATCTCGCTGGTTTGATGAAGATGTCCGCAACAAATTCATTTGCATCAATGACTGCTGCAGTGTTGTTAGTTTCATCACAGATAACAACAAAATCAAATATTCCTCGATTTGCTTGAACATCTCTAAGGAATGGTTCGACAATATTTACAAAGTTAGTCCTTGTAAGTTCGTCGTTGAACTCGAATAACTGATCTTTCGCAGCAGCGGAGATAGCATCTTCAAGGAAGATGAACAATCTACGAACGTTGATACGATCAAATGCCGATGACTTACCAAATCCAGTTTTGTCTCCGAAGAGTACAATACCAGCACCAGGCGATAGAATAACTGGATTTATTCTATTTGAATATAGAATATCTCTTTGTTTCTTACCTGGATTGTAGATAAGTTTCACTGAATTAAGTATAGCACCTCTGGCTGTTCCTGCAGGAGAGAACCAAGGGAACTGTTCAATATCAGTTCTCGCACATGTTCCAGCAATGTCTCCATTTAGAGGAACATAGCGGAATGTGTTATTGAATCTGTCAAACATGTATTTGTAACCACTATCAAATACACCGTAAGTAGTTGATGTGATTGGTGCATAGAATCCAACAACGTTACTTGTCATTGTGTCTATGTTATTAACAGTTACAGAACCAACTGAACTGTCATTTAAGAATGCTTGACGATATGGTGAGATGAATGCAACTGCATCTTTTCTCGCTTCTGCAACTGCTATACATTTTTCTGCAACTGCCTGTGACTGCTCTTTAGAATGATGAGCAGCACCCATCAATATAAAGTCTACCTCTATCTCTTCGGTATTTTCAAATAAACCATAACCAGTAATGAGGTCATCTACACCTGAGTTTAATGCACCAGAAGTAGTATAGTTTGTTTTACCACCGTAGTTTGTTCCACCTGCAAGTGAATTTGTTACAAC